AACGTACTTTTTTTTCTTCGTTATCCCAAGCAACCCATAACTGCATAGTTCCTTGTTCTAACCACTTCTTAAAGTCTTCTGCATCCGCAAAGCCATCTGAATAATCACAGGCTTTTTGGATTAAATCCTTAACAAGAATCCAAACTTCTTTTACTTTTTCAGCTTCAAACTTTACACAATACATTAATTATGCAGCTTGTTCCTTACTTCGTTTAGCCTCTTCAAGCATTTCATAGATTCTTTTAAATCTAGCTTGTTGTTCGTAAAAAAATTTAGCTCCCTTATCTCTCATGCCACCTATATCACTAGGTTTAGCACCTTGAAATATACCAGCACCTAATACTGCTTTTGCAGTTGTAACAAATTCACCATCAGCTAATTGAGCTAACATAGTGTCTTCTTCCATGTCGCCATTACCTGTTTCATCAGTTACAAAATTATATGCTCTTTTATAAATACTTGGATCTTTTTCATCACTTACACTTTTACCAGGTAACATACTAACTAATGCACCTTGATTGAATTTAGCTATACCACCATCTTTATATCTTGGTGTATATCCAACTTTCATAAATCTTTCTTCAGGAGTTTCACCAATAGCAAGTTTAGAAGTAGCTCCAGTAACTGGATCTTTAATATTAAAATTAGTTACAATATCTTTTACGTTTGGATAGTTTACGTTTACTTTTTCTTCAGTTTTTTTCTCTTCTCCACCTTTATCGCCCATTCCACTTAAAAATGTAGTAGCTGCAATACCGGCACCAATATCAGCACCTGTTCCAAATCCTAAAATACCTTCAGAAGCTTTTGCTGCTCCAGGAGCAGTTGTGGCTGCAGGAGAAATTAATGGTTTACCTGTTGCTGGATTTGTGAATGATCCTTTTGCACCTTCTAAAAATCCTTTTCCACCTTCACCTAATCCGCCAATTCCACCTTGAAGTGCAGTTGCTCCTCCATAAGTTAACATTGGATTAATTCCATAACGTTTATCTAATTGTGCTGAAAGAAGTGTTTTACCACCTTCCATTAATAAATCTTTTCCTGCAATTGAACCTAAATTTGCTGCTGTCATTTGAGCTCCGCCTTGAGTAGCTGCTCCAACTAATCCCCCAATACCGCCTCCACCAGATCCTGCTGGACCTGTAAATGCTTGTACTCCGGCAAGTCCTAATGCTTTACCAGTAGACATACCCATAGCCTTGTTTACCCCAAAATTAATCAGAAAAGGCAATACGAATTGCATCATATGAGAAAGCTCCTATTTTTCTGTTTTTATATCATTTTTAGGTAATTGAATCAATTCGTCTGAAAATCTGCCACAATATTGGTGTTCACCAACATGCGAAATTAATTGATCTACTATGGCATGACATTTACCACCTATGTCTTTCCAACGTTTACAGAATGCAAAATCTTCACCCATATAAGTGTGAGTTACAGGATCAAACATTGTATCAAAAAAGTTATATAAAAAAGGTTTTTCAACTGGTTTACCATTAATAATTGTTGGCTGACTTATTCTCATTTCAGGGTATTTCTCAATCATTTTTTCAATAACAGATCTTTTAATTAACATGCATCCTGTTGGGGAGTGGCTAACTTCAATACAACCATTTTCTATTTGAATATTTTCTTCGTTAGGTAATCGCATTGGATAAGTATTACCATTCATCGATAGTACTTTTGAGTTTTTAATTTTACCTGCTTTAAAGTTATCATACATTTTATCCCAATTAAAAGTCTTCATTGGGTAGGGAACAGAGATAACATCTTTATCTTTATCAATCATTGCTTGAATTGATTTAGGCTGAAAGTCTATGTCAGCATCAATAAATAACAAATGCGAATGACCTGTTTCCATAAAACCACCTACGCATAAATTTCTCCCCTGTGTAATTAAAGATGATTTAAATAATTGAAAAGTAACTTTAATTTTATTTTCAAAACAATACTTTTGAAATTCTAACAAAGCTTGTGCATAGTGAATAGATACATCTGAATGAACAGGTGTCGCTAAAAATATGTTATAAGGTTTATATCCTTGGTCTACTTTTTTCTCTTTAGGTTTAAACCATAAAGGTTTACTTGCGTCTTGCATTTAAAGCTCCTTTTAAAAACTGTGTCCATTGATTACCTTGTTTATCCCAATTGTAAAAATATTTAACAAATCTTTTCTGCATTAATAAATGTTCGTGAATATGATCTTCATGTAAGTGTGATGCTGCTATTTCTATAGATCCTGCAAAAGACTCAGCTAATCTTCTATAATCTTTTTCATAAGGTATGTAGATTGGAAATTCAGAACAAGTTTCAAATAAAGCACCTAAGTTAGTAGTAATAGTATAAAGTCCAGCAGACATCGCCTCTAGTGCTGATATACAAAATGTTTCTTCCCAAATGCTCGGATATGCAAAAATATGATATTGATGTAAGTTTTCTAAAATATATTCATGTGGTTTATAACCTATGTAATTAACATTAGGTAATGATCTAGCTTGTTCATATAAATCTTTATAAGCATCGTCATTAGCTTCTTTAAAAGCATCACCATAAACTTGTGTTGAAGAATAAACATCTAAAGTAATCAAAGGGTTTTTAATCATTTGCATTGCAAGTAAAATTACATTTAATCCTCTCCAAGGTGTTGGATGAAATATAAGTTTTATAGGATCACCTTTAATATATTTTCCCATTCTTGGTCTAAAATCTACTACACCATTTTTAATAACTGTGCATCGTTCTGTTGGTATATCAAAAGCCATTCTAAACTTTTCATAGTTCCAATGTGAATTAAATACGTACCAATCGTATTCATGGTGTCTAGATTTATTTCTAAAAAACTCTTGTAGATTAGGTTGGTCGTATGAATTTTTTTGCCAAAGAATATTAATTTTATTTGGATCTAATGGAATTTTACCAGGGATAGAAGTACAGATTTGAAATTGATCAAGTAATTCTTTACTTACATATTTTCTTAAGAACTCAAATTGAAGTTCGGTGCCACCTCTAGGATCCATTATTTAGTCTTACCAAATAATGATAAATTTGCAACAGTTATTGCAAGGTCTTGAGCAATATGTTCTTGTTGAGTTGGTGTATTAGGATTTGCTACATCAGCATTTGCCTCAGCAGCAGATTCATAAAGCTCACCAGTTACTTTGTTTCTATAAGTAATTTTTGTAGGACATTTTATAACTGGTACTTCCTTACCATCTATAATCCTATATTCTTTTATATGTTGATCCGTTAATATTATTTCACCACTCATTGTTTTCTCCCTTGTCCGTTATATTGTTTTTTTCTGTTTCTTTTGTTTGGTCTTTTACTATGTCTGCCTGGTCTTTTTTTGTTGGTATGTTTAATAAAAGTCCCGTGACCTGATTGTACTTTTCTAGCCATTACCCGTTTTGATCGCTTCTGTTCATTTCTAAAATTGATACTACAGCACTTATATATGATACATTAGAAGTTGCAATATTTAAAGTGTCTGATTCTTCTAAAATAATTGGCCCATTTGCTATATTACAAATAGTAGGTCCTGAAATATTAGCATAAGCTATCTGATAAGTGGTAGCTGCAGATGAGTCGGTAATAGATGCTTTTAATACTTTAGATCCAGTTTCATTAGTTACTTGTATGTTTTGAATAATTGCTCTTGAATTAGATGGGCAAGAATACACTATTACTGCAGTAGTTACAGTTGGGTCGTAGAATGCGTTTTTATAAAAATTTGCCATAGTATTATTGTGTTAAATCAAAAAAACTTAAAAGTCCAATACCACCACCACTGCCACTAACTGTTCTAGCACAAAGTGAGTAAACATCACTAACTCCTGTAAGAGAAGCACCTAATTGTAAATCAAAATTAAATGCAGCGGCAGCTCCTGATAAAGAAGATCTTCCAGATTTAGAAGTTAAAAATTCACTATATACTAAGGTACCCCCGGTTATAGCGGATGCTGTAATATCAAATTCAACGTTAGCATCAGATGAAACAGCTCCATAAGAGGCACTTGTCAATGTTCCATTTTTTAATAAAGCTATTTGATAATTATCCGCAGTCGTTGGTAAAAAGTTTACGTTGTAAGGAATAACAACAGCACCTAATGAACCAGATGCAAGTCTAATAGAAACAAGTGGTTTATAAGTTGTAGTTATATAAGTTCCACCCGTAGCAGATACCATTGTAGCAACATGCTCAATAGATGTTTGTTCATAACCAGCTTCTGATAATACAGTTGAACAAATTTGTTTTAAATAAGAAGCTGATCCCGTTGCCGCTGTATTTGTTATTTCATATCTTAAAGGTAAAATTGCTGTTGTCATATAAACAGAAGTTCCTGTAACGTTTGCAGTTTGATAAGTATGACAAACTATATATTGACCATTAATAATAAAACCACATCTAACATTACCAACACCCAACCATTCAAAATCCATCCATAAGATTTGAGGTTTAGTTAAATCTAAAGTTAAACCACTTGCTCCTGTTCCATCTAATTTATCTCCATTCCAATCAGATTGGTCAACTTTTCTTGTTGTATCGTCAACAGAACCACTGATATAAGTTCTTAATATAAATGACTTGGTAGTATTATTTAACTGAAAGAATACTCCATTTTGAACTCCAAAATAACCAGCTCTCTGTCTTAAATTTGTTTTAGCAGCATTCATTACAAAAGTCGCAAGAACTAATAAACCTTTACCTGGTTGATATGGAAACGATCTAAATGTTTGTCTAACTACTTCAGCACCAGAAGCAGTGCTTACATCCATTCTAACAGAGGATTCATTAGGTAAATAAGTTGTAGATCCGCCTGTTACTACAGAGGTATCAAATTGAGGATCTATTGCGTATCTATTTTGAGAATCAAATAATGTATATGGTTGAGATACTCTTAATCTTCCGAATGCATCTGTATTAGTTCCAGCAATACTGACAGGTTGTGTAGTTATATTTATATTTTCACAACTCATTAGCAGCCAAACCTTATGTTAAACCATGTAAATCTTTGTGTCTCTTGAACTTGTTCTTCTAGAAAACTTGTATTGAGCTGATCTTTTAAAGTATCAATAGCTTGTATAATTTGTCTTTGTGTATCTTTGTTATATACCTCTGATGGTTCTGGTACGTAAAAGTCTATTTTAGCCATTATCTTCTTCCGTCTGGTTGTATATCTACTCTAAAAATACCATATCGCCAATTAGTATTTACAGCATCGTTCTCTATCTTAATACTAGCAAGTCTTGCGCGCCCACGCGTGTCTATCTTATCTGTACTAGAATTAACTGTAAAAGGACCTATAAATGTCTCACCTTGTGCGACTGTAGTATCTGCTGGGTACGATCTTAAAAACAATGTTACTTTACAATCACCGTCTAATGTTTTGAAATCAGGTATAAATCTTTTAACAGATAAGAAGTATTCTCCATCTCCATCTATATCTAAATCAAAATCTCCTGATCTAATGTTTGCTGGTATTGCTGTTATAGTACCAGAGGAAGCTACTTCATTCACTCCTAATTCATGTTCATAGTAAATAGACGCACCTGCTGATATACCGTTTACAATTGGAAAGGTTGGCGTGGCTGTCGCGACATACTTAGTTGCATGAGGATAATCATATACTGAAGCATCTGCCCATGTTGTTCTTGATTGAGAACCTATAGTTGCACTAGACATGGTACCTGTTGTCCAAACTTTTTCACCGTAATTATATGTTACTACTCTATCTATTTCAGAAGAATTAGCTTTAGTGTAAAACCACATTATTTCTTGATATAAACTATTATGAGCTGCAAATACTGTTTCACTTGCATCATAATTAATTCCTAAATTATCACCTGTTGTTGTAAATACAAAGTCCTCTACTAAACTTGGAACAGATACAACTGTACCATCAAATGCAAAGAAACCACCAGAATCACCCATCCAGAATACAATACCTTGTGCAAAGATTACTGCATGTTGACCAAGACATCCGCAATTAGAACCAACCTTTCTAATACTAAATGTAAAAGGTGGTCCCACAAACTGCATTGAATAAGCAGCATCATCTGTAAGTATTAGTATATAATCTTTTGCTCTAACTGCTGCTACTATTTTAGTTCCAGCATCGAGCCTAAATGTACCTGCAGTATTTGTTGATGTTGGAGCATACACGTTATAATCTTCTTGATCTGAAAATCTAATTAACATTTTATCTTGTACACCATTTGGCAATGTTTCATTAGTTCCAAGATGTATTAAATGTCTATCTCTATCAGATACTATAGTCATAACTGATTTTTGTGGCATTGAAGCATTTATGACTGCTCTTGTGTTTAAAGCATCTACTGCTGATGGATCCCAAGTAAATGTAGGACCATTGTGCATTGTTGCTATTAATATTTGTCCAAAGTTATCTAATGACCAATTAGCAGGATCTAAATTAATAGCTGCCGCTACTGTTGAAGCCTCTCCCCAACCAACAAAATTTGAGGCATCGTATACAACTGCATTATCTAAATGTGAGGCTGCAGTTGTACCACTAGCTCCTCTAACACAACCTGTAAAATCCGTTGCAGTTTTACCAGTATAAGTAATTAATTCTGAATCTATTAATAATGTACCTGTTGCAGCAAAGCCAGTTGTAGAATCAACTACTATAGTTGTAGTTGAGTTATTTATTCCACCCATTACATTAATTGCAGTTTGAGTAACTGTTGAACTAAAACCACCCCAATTAAATGTACCAAAACCATAACCATAAGTTTGATTAAATGGACCAAAATAATAGTAAGGATTACAAGTCGCAGTTCCAGATGTTGATGCTGTTGCTGATGAAACCACAGGCATAGTTATTGTAAATGTATTAGCAGTGGGTGTAGTTTTAACTTCAAAAGCATTAGTAAAATTAGCAGCTGAAAAACCTGTTGGAGGTGTTCCAAAACTAAATCTAACTATTCTTCCAATTGTTAAACCGTGATCAACTTTATTAACTGTAACTGTTGCAGAACCTGTAGTTGTATTAAATGTACAAGAAGTAAGAGCTGTATCTAATGGAGTAATATCATAAAAAGCACCTTCAAAATAAATAGCTAATATATTATTAGTACCTATTGCAGCATATCTATTACCTTCTAAATCTGACCATATCCATTGATTCCTAGCAGCGCCTACTAGAGTATCTGCTAATATTTCTGACCAACCACCTATTTTTTCAGGGCTTCCATAACGAAAACGTACATTATCCCCATCAATCCAGCGACCTTCTGCTTGGGATGCGGTATCTTGTTTATCAAAGCCTGGGGCTACTGGTATTTTTTTTAAAGGCATACAAACAATATACACTATTTTAAGCCATTATTAAATTGCTTAACTTAAGCCTTTTTGCTATTATACAACGCAGAAATTTATGAATGAACTTAAAGATTATATATTAGTATTAGAAGATATTATACCACATAATTTGTGTGATGAAATAATAAGAGAATACTCTGACAATAACGAATGGACCGATAGTCAAACTATAGCTAAATTAGATAAAACAGTGAGAAACTGTCAGCATATTAGTATATCTCTTAATGATATAATAAATAAAAATTATGATGTAAGAAAAAATTTAGATAATAAAATTTTTGAATCAACATCAAATGCAATAAAAAAATATTATGATAAATTTAACAATTCTTCTATTAATAATGATTGCGGTTACCTTTTATTAAAATATGAAAAAGGTAATTTTTATAAGGAACACACAGATTCTTGGACTACACTACCTAGAACAATCTCTTGTTCTTTTATTCTAAATAACGATTTTATTGGTGGTGAATTTAGTTTTTTTAAAAAAAAATATACGTATTCTTTAAAAAAAGGATCAGCTATAATGTTTCCATCAAATTTTTTATATCCTCATGAAATTCTTCCAGTAATAGAAGGAACTAGATATTCAATAGTAACATGGTTTAATTAACAAAATGAAAAAAATAATAATATTTTTTGTAGTTTTATTTATCACTACAAATATAAATGCTAATGAGACAAAAGATAAAGTTATAAAAAGAGGAGCATTAAATTGCGGAGTTTCTCAAGGCAATCCTGGATTCTCTTCCTCAAATGAAAAAAATGAATGGTCAGGTATTGATGTTGATATATGTAAATCTATTGCTGCTGCTGTACTTGGAGATGCTAATAAAGTTAAATATTTTCCAACGTCTGCAAAAGATAGATTTGAAATATTAAAATCAGGGGATATTGATGTATTAATAAGAACTACAACTTATACATTAACTAGAGATGTAAATCTTGGAATAGAATATGCAGGTATTAATTATTACGATGGCCAAGGATTCATGACTAGAAAATCAAATAAAATTACTTCTATAAAACAATTCAACAATTCAACTATTTGTACAGAAACAGGTACTACGACAGAATTAAACATGAGAGATTATTTTAATGCACATAAAATTAAATATTCTCCTGTTGTATTTGATAGTCAAGATGAGATAATTAAAGCATATGATATTGGAAGATGCGATGCTTATTCAACAGATAAAGCACAACTAGCCTCTCAGAGATTTAAATTAAAAAATCCAGAGGATCATATAATTTTGCCAGAAACAATTTCAAAAGAGCCTTGGGGCCCCGTTGTAAGAAACAACGATGAAAATTGGGAAAATATAGTTAGATGGTCTTTATATGCAATGATTGAAGCCGAAGAATATGGAGTTACTTCTAAAAATATTGATTCATTAAAAGATTCTACAAATCCCTCTATTAAAAGATTACTTGGAATTGAAGGATCTCTTGGTAAACATTTTGGTTTATCTAATGAGTGGTCTTATAACATAATTAAACAAGTGGGTAATTATGAAGAGTCTTTTGAAAGAAACATTGGATCTAAATCCCCATTTAATATTGATAGAGGTTTAAATAAACTTTGGAACAAAGGTGGAATATTATATGTTCCTCCAGTAAGATAACTTAATAAAATATGATAAATCTAGATGAAATAAAACAAGAAGAAAATTTTTCACACAGTATGGTTGTCACTTATCCAAGAACTATTCAAATATCACATGGTGTTTATGACAATGTAGTAGATATGCATAACATGTGTATGATGATTTCACAAAATTTAAATACAACAGAACTAACTAATGTTTATGGTGGTAAAACTCCATGGGGCTTTTTTAATGATAAACCAGAGTTTATAAAATTTATAAATTATGTAGTTCAAAAACATCAAACCTCAAATTCCTTTTTTTCTAAAGAAAATTGGTATAATAAAAATATATCTTTTGATTCTTGGGGTAATGAAATTAAAAAAGGAGATAGTGTTAAAATGCATACACATCAATATTATCATTTAATTTTATACTTAACAGAAGGAGCTCCATTAATACTTCCTGAACTTAAAATGACAATTCAACCAAAAAGAGGAGCATATTATATATTTCCACCTTATGTATTACATGGAGTAAATAAAGTTGAAGAAGAAACTAAAACAAGATATTGTTTAGTTACTAATATTATTGACAATCCAGATTGGGAAAAAAATAAAATTATAAAAGAATTTGATAAAAATAATGGTAAATGAAATATTATTATTTTCAGGTGGTGTAGACAGCACCGTTTTATTAAAATATTTTTTATCAACAAAAAGAAAAATTATTGTTTTAAATTGTAGCTTACAGTGGTGTACCAATAATATAGTTTGTTCAAAAATTCAAAAAAAACAAGTTAAAAAAATAATAAAATACATGAAAAAAAAATATGGTAATTTTAAATTTATTGAAGCAGCCATTTCTTTACCAATACCAATGGGTCAAGCATTTCAATTTGGAACAGATGATCAATGGTCTGTTTTTTTAGCGTCAACATTATCAAGATATTTTAATGTAAAAAAAATATGGCATGCTTCTTTTACATATAATTGGGAAAACAGAGAAAAATTTAATTTAATTAAACCTTATTGGTTATTAAACATGAAACCTTTTTGTAATTTTGCCACACATTTCGATGAAGGATTTAAAGATTTACATGTATCTATTCCTAAAATTTTTTTTAAAGGTAAAAAAATTGATAAATTAAAAACTAAAAAAGAAGCTTGGAATTATTTAGAACCTGAATTAAAAAAATTAGTTAGATCTTGTCAAGGAAACAAATTTTTTTGTGGTAAATGTTACAAATGTAATACATGGGTACATCATAAAATGACTGATAAAAACGGTAAAGTTCTTAATTTATCAAACTAACATCCAAGATGTTATTATATACTTTTCCCCTTTTAAAGGAGGATTACCTCTATGAACATATGGAAAACCCGAAGGCCAGATTACTATTCTACCAGTAACAGGCTTTACCCTTTGAGATTGATATAAAAATTCTGTTTCACCACCATTTTCAACATCATTAAGATATATTGTAAAAGCTAAAATTCTATTTATGTAACCAAGATTAGCTGCTTTTTCTACATGCCATATATGATAACCTTCGCCAGGTAATGTTTTTTGAATTCTTATAGTTGTATATTTTAAACTACTATCTAATGTTTTTTCTAAGCCCGAATTAACTACATAATGTTTTAGTGCAACATCAAAATTTACAAATAATGGTTTGAACGATTCAAACCATTCTTCAACTGAATCAAAATTTAAAAAAACAGTTTTGTCTTTTTTTTCAAGAGATCCACTATTTTCAGAAATTATTCTATCAAAAGCTAAATTAAATTTTTTTTTATTTTCAAAATAATTAATAATTTCTTTACAAACTTCTTTGGGTACATAATTATCATATACGCCTATAAAATTTTCAATACTAATATTTTTTTTATCCATTCTTAATATTAATAGATATCGGAAGAATTATAAGTTTGAGGTCTAGGTCCTAATCTATTTAATTTTTCTTCTTGTGTTTCAGGAATATTACATTCCCCTGATAAAATTTTTTGTAACTGAACTTGCTGTGAATCTTTTGGATTAGTTGGGTTTTTTAATATGTTGTTATTATCCCAGTTCGATTGAAAATGTTCTAAATGTTTTTTATCCCATTCATCCGAAAAAATTTTTATATTTCCTGTAAAAGTAGAATTATGAGTTCCATCTCTGTATTCAACTTGATCTGTATCATCAGATATACCTGAATATTGAATAGCTCTTATGTTTGAATTTAAATTATTTAACCAAAAATTTTCTGATTCTATAGTATATCCTATTCCAGCAACTGAACCTTCATCGTATTGTTTTATGATTCTTTTATCATCAACAATTATTGACCATTTACCTTTTTTCATAATATTAATTTTCTTAAGTTTTAATTATATATACCAAAACTAAATACGGTTGTAAAACAGAGTCAGCACTACCGGTAAATGTTCCTGAAAAAGCATGGCCGTGAGCTCCACCACCACCTGTATTTTGAGTAGAAGTGCTTCCCCCAGTAATTTGTCCCCCACCACTCATAGCCCCTACGTTTCCTCCCATTTGCACCGTTCCAGTATGACTATGAGATGGAATTTGAGCTGTGCTTAAAGTCGTGTTTGCAACAGTGCCTGACAAATTACCAGTTGGTACGACAGTATTTGCTCCGCCTGTTTGTGCCAAACTTTTTGTATTAGATTTATTTACAACTGTTCTATCGGTTAAATCTGGTACGTTAAAGTTTCCACCACCTGGGTTACCATACGTAGTTCCAATAACTGCAAATAATGCAGCATAAGTTGCCTGACTTACTGCTTGACCATTACATTCTAAAAATCCAGATGGAATTGCAGCTGAACTCCAAGGAATAATTATTCCAGTGTTAACTCCTTCAATACCAGTCATAAATGCACCAGAAAAATTTTTAGATGTTTGAGCGTAATTTGCCATAATTTTAAGTTTTTATAATATAAGTTAATACTAAATAAGGTTGAAGAACTGAAGCAGCATCCCCTGTAAATGAACCTGACAGATTGTGTGTATGTGATCCACCCCCTCCTGTTGAACCACTAGCTTGGGATGAACCCATAGTCAGATTAGTTGTGCCTCCTTCTGGCCCTCCTGGACCAGCACTAGCATAAGCACCAGTATGAGAATGACTTGGTATTTCACTTGAGGTCAAAGTAGTACCCCCTAGAGATCCTCCTATATTACCAGTTGGTGTGACAGTATTAGCTCCCCCTGTTTGAGCTAAAGACTTAGTATTAGATTTGTTTACAACTGTTCTATCGGTTAAATCAGGTACGTTAAATGAAGCACCTGATCCACCATATGTATAAGCAATGACTGCAAATAAATTAGCATAAGTTGATGTTGAAACTGATTGACCATTACATTCTAAAAATCCTGAAGGAATTGATGCAGAACCCCATGGAATAACTATTCCAGTGTTAACACCTTCAACACTTGTTAAGTATTGACCATCCCAATCATATCTTGTTGCTTCGTAATTTGCCATAATTTTAAGTTTTTATAATATAAATTAATACTAAGTAAGGTTGAAGAACTGAAGTAGTACCACCTGTAAAACTTGCACCAGAAGTATTGTGAGTGTGAGTTCCACCACCACCTGTATTACCAAGTGACCCATTTCCAGCACCAGGACTACCCATTGGAGATTGCCAAATTCCTGAATTGAAACCTCGTTGGTGATCGTGCGTGTGTGCAGCTATTTCAGTTGTCTGTAAAGTTGTATCTCCAACTGTTAGGTTAACATTTCCTGTTTTCGTAACTGTATTAGCTCCCCCTGTTTGAGCTAAAGACTTAGTATTAGATTTGTTTACAACTGTTCTATCGGTTAAATCTGGTACGTTAAATGAAGCACCACTACCACCATATGTATAAGCAATGACTGCAAATAAATTAGCATAAGTTGATGTTGAAACTGACTGACCATTACATTCTAAAAATCCGGATGGAATTGAAGCTGAACCCCATGGAACAATTAATCCAGTGTTAACTCCTTCTATGCCTGTAAGGTTAGCTCCATTAATATCGTATCTAGTAGCTTCATAGTTAGCCATAGGTTATTTATCCCTATAAGTCCAACCTACTGTTGCATCACCTGAATAGACTAAAGTAAAACCAGCGCCTTCAGTATTAACTACTAAGTTAGCTGCAGTGTTTGCTATATTACTAGAATTTCTTCCCATAGTTAAAGGTTTGGTATCAAAAGTATACCCAGCATCAATTACAGATACTAAATCTCCTGCTGCAGGAGAAGCGGGTAATGTTATTGTGAAAGAAGTTGTAGCTGTATTTGCTAATATTGCAGATCCAGGTTGAACAGTGGCAGATGCTGAAAGAGCTCTCCATGTTTGCTCCATACTAATTAAATTTACATTTGTTCCATCAGAATAAAGAACATAACGATTTCCTTGTGCTAATTTAATTCCAGTTCCTGAAGCTGTTTTAAAAGTTAAAGTAAAAGTACCGTGAGTTACTTGATTGTTTACTAAATAAGTTTTTTCAATATTGTCTGGACAAGTTACGTTTACGTTTCCAGCTAATGTTCCAGTTAAATTTAATACTGCGTTTCTAGCATTAGAAAGAGTCGGTGAATTTGACATTACAAGTGTAGTGCCAGTAGTTGCGTTTACTGCAATAGACTCATAACCAACAATTGCTTGTTGAATTACATCTAGATTATCATTAGTTTTATCACCCCAAGTACCAGCATTTTCGCCAGTGACCATTAACTCTAGTTTGAGGTCTGTTGAATAACTTGATGCCATTATTTGCTCCTATTTAATTAAAATAATACATTTATGCAGCTAAGTCAACTGGAGTCCAAGTATTATTGGCTCCTGTTTGTACTTCTGCCCATGCTGTTACATTAGCAGATCCTATTGAAGTATTCAAGCGGATACCAGTTAATGAAACAAAAGCATTCCCAGTAACAGTTACTGAATTTATAAGGGTATTTATTCTTGACCCTGTGACGTCATATACAAAATTAACATCAGTATCACCAGGAGTTATATTTATCCTAGATCCAGTAACATTTACATTAGCATTTGCTGAAGTACTTTCATTACCTATAAGTACGTTAATTTGCGATCCTGTAACATTTACTGGAGTTATTAAGCCACCAACAGCTTGACCAGCTATTGTGTTTATTCTTGTTCCATTTACAGGAACAACAACATCAACCCTAATAACTATTGCTGCTAAACCCTCTGTTATGTTAAGTCTAGAACCTGTAACACTTACATTTGCATCTGCTTTTGTTGTTACATTATTAAGGTAAATTATTATATCATCATCTTCGTCTACGTTTACAGACTCATTACCATCAGCATTTATATCAACAGGATGTGTAACAACAGTTAAAGCAGTTCCTGTAACAGTTGCAATAACATCAGGTTCTTGACCCCAAGGAACCACTCCCCAACCAGCAACACCCCAACCAGCATCTGGTTGAATGTCTGTTGTAACGATACCTTCTGTTAAATTAATTTGAGAACCTACAGCATCTGCTGGTGTAAATATATCAGTAGTTACTCCAGTTATATTTAAATTTTGTTGTGAACCAGTAGTTGTAATATTTGCATCTGCTGTGGTAGTTTCATCACCAATAGTTAAATTTATTACTGAGCCAGTTATAAAAACATTAACGTCTATAAAAGCAACTTCATTACCAACAGTTACATTTAATTGAGAACCTGTAACCTCTGCAACGTCACCTACAATTCCGTAAGTAAATTGTCCCCAAAGGTTAGAACCCCAGCCGTTTGCAAAAACAAATTGAACTTCACCTACTGAAAAAGTAGCTGATAATGCATCACCACCCCAGGTGTCACCACCAAATGTGCTGAAACCGAAAGGAACGATGCCAGGTGACGATACAGATACTGTTATGTCCGCCACCTGAGCCTCCTAAAATTTACGCGTTACCAATTCTAATAATTGCAGCGCTGGTTGTAAATGCTGGGAACTGAACTGTGAATGTTCCAGCAGTTGCGGTTTTTGCTCCGCCAAAATCTAATACACATACTGCAGGATCACCTGCAGCTGTATCGTTATAAATTAATGCACCTTGAGCAGTTAAAGTAACTCCTGTCCAAGACACGTTTGCAAAATTTGTAATTGCTACAGCACCTGATACTTTAACACCAGAATTAACTAGTGCTTTTCCACCAGCAGTATATCCTGAAGATGATACTTCTTGTGAAGATGTATAAGATGTTGTTGATGCACCTAATGTTGCATCTGTTTGATACATTGCAAGTTTGAATGTATTACCAGTCGATGCT